GCGACAAAGACTCGTGGCAGGAGCAGGTAGACGCCCTCGCCACGCTGCGCGAGCAGGCAGACGCTACGCCCGCGCCTTCAGTCCCCCGCGACCCTGCGGTGGATGCAGACCTTGAGACCGAGGATGACGGCCTGAGCGAGGCGCTCGGGTTCTTCGGCCTCGCAGACCAGTAAGGAGGGCATATGCCTGCACCCGCGTACAACCCCGACAACGAAGCCAAGATCGAGACCGTATCCAAGATTCTTGGCGCTAACGCCGGGAATGAGGCGGCGTTTCCCAAGACCGTCGTAAAGGGTATCTGGGACAACGCCATGAAGGGCTCTGTTGTTCAGGGCCTCGCCGGTAGCGTCCCGGTCTCCATTAACGGCACCGCCATTCCGATCCCGGTCGGCCAGCCCACCGCTGGTATCGTCCAGGAGGGCGGCCTTAAGCCTGTCGCTACCCTGTCCAGTAAGGTTAAGACGGTCACCCCCGTCAAGGCCGCTGTGATGATCCTCTACTCGGAGGAGACCGCTAAGGCTGACCCGCTCGGCGAGTACTCGCGCATCCAGCGCGCCCTGGGTGAGGCCATTGCTCGCGCCATCGACACTGCCGTCATCCACGGCATCGACGCGAATACCGGCACCGCCATCACCGGCAAGGAGGCCCTGACCTCCACCACGAAGGTGCAGGAGCTCGACCTGGCCTCGACCGCTACCGGCTACTTCACCAAGCAGCTGTCCGCTGCCTACGACAAGGTTGTGCTGGACGACGCTGACGAGGCCGAGTTTGGTTTCGACCACTTCCTCCTGGCCCCGAAGTTCCGCTCGAACCTGGTGAACGCCCTGGATGCTCAGGGTCGCCCGCTCTACCAGCAGGCACCCGACATCACCGCGAAGTTCGGCACTGTCCTGGGCGTCCCGGCCACCTACTCTCGCGCCGTCTCCGGCTACGAGAGGGCCAAGACCCCGGCCGCGAAGCTCCTCGGTATCGGCGGCGACTTCAAGGACGCTCTGCGTCTCGGCTTCGTTGAGACCATCACCTACCGCAAGGCGACTGAGCGCGCCGGTGGTGTTGACCTCTTCGACCGCAACATGGGTGCGATCCTCGCTGAGGCCCAGTTCGGCTGGGTCCTGCGTGACCCGCGCGCGTTCGTGAAGATCACCAGCAAGTGACCCGGTTGGTGGCCGCTGGTTTCGACTGGCGGCCACCCCGTGGCCTGGATTCCTGAGGAGGTGGAGAAGTGACGGTAGCAACACTGGATGATGTTCAGGGGTCGCTTATGCGGTACCTGGAGGATGACGAGAAGGTCTGGGTGCAGGCTCTTCTGGATAGGGCTGAGGCTCTGATTCTGTCGCGCATGCCCGATGCTGTGAACCGGTGTCGCGTGGACTACAGCTTCTCTGTCATCATGCGGATGGTGGAGGCCGAGTCGGTTTCCCGCGTCCTCAGGGCCCCTGGCGGCGGACTCTACAAGTATGAGACCGAGGGTACGTACACCTATTCGGTGAATCAGGCTGTCGCGTCCGGCATCCTGGAGATCACCGACAGGGATTGGCGGGCATTGCAGGCTGGCACTTCCGGCTGGGGTGTGGCTGGCGCCGAGATGGACGGGTATGCACGGCGCACGCACCTCCTGGGCGCCCTGGAGGGTCCCCTGACGGTGGACCCCACGTACCTGCGTGGCCCGTCAGCCCTCGACTTCGCTGGCGACCACCCCGTCTACGACGAGGATGAGGTGACGCTGTGGTAGGGTTCCGGCCCCGCCGCGGGCGCTACCTGGAGAACGGCCCCCACGTGGTGGAGGTGACTCTCGCCGTCGTCAAGGAGGGGCGTACCGGTCGCCGCTTCGAGCGGGGGGAGACCTTCACGATCGACAAGGTGCTGGTGCAGCCGTCCGCAGGTAACGCCCTGAAGGCTACGGAGAACCGCGTCATCCGCGGTGACCTCACGGATGAGACCACCTTGAAGGTGTTCGGCACCGGCAGGAAGTGGCCGGGCGGCCCACACTCGTGGGTGAAGATCATCAAGGGCCCCGAGTCCCTGGTCGGGAAGACGTTCCAGCAGGCGGGCGAGCCGCTCACCTATGACGCCTCCCCAATGACTCGCCACTGGTCTGTGCGTTGCGACACTCTCGGAACGGAGGCGAAGTGATCCAGGTGTACGACAACGAGCACACTCACGAGGACATTGCTGCCGTCGTGGCCCGTCAGCCGGAGTTCGCTGCCGCCGCCGCGAAGGTATTCGCCGAGATTGAGGCAGCTGCCGCAGTACACATTCAGACGGGCGAGCAGGTTGCGTCGTTCAGCCTGTCACAGGGGAAGGTGGACTGGTCCATTGCCCCGTCCACGGACCATGATGCAGCCTTGGAATTCGGCCACTACGTGTACCAGGACGCGCAGGGGCGGCGCACGAAGCGCGAGAATGCGCGTCACCGCACGTGGGTGCCGGGCATCAACGTCATGCGTGGTGTCGTGCACGCGAATGGGGGGTTCTAGTGGCGTTCGTCGCTCCCCTACCGTTCATCTACCGGTACGTTCAGGATGCCGCCGCCGCTGGCGCCGCTGAGTGGCCGATTCTCTCCCGGATCGTGTGGCGCACGCACGGTGACGTGGATGACCCCATGAATGAGCTCGTGTGCCGCGTCCAGATGACCATCTCCCGCATTCACCCGTCTGGGCCGACGTTCGCTGCAACCCAGATCAGGGCACGCCTGTATATGACCGGCCCGGACGGGGATGAGGTGTCCGACGCGAGCGACGCGCTCGTGCAGGCCATCGAGAAAGCTTGGAGGTCAGGAATGGAGACCTCCGAAGGCTGGGCCACTTACCTCGAGTGGACCCAGCTGCCCACGCCGGAAACCGACATGGGCACAACCGCCGACTACATCAACATGGTTTCGTCCCTTCAGGTGACGGCCAGGAAGGGAGCCTGATGGCTAACCTCGGAAACAGCAAGATTCAGATCGCGGGCCGTGGCCACGTCTACTACGCAGTGAATGACACTGAGGCGCCCAACCTCGACGGGTACGTCTTCGGTGATGGCACCACCCTGGAGGCCAGCGGGTGGACCTGGCTGGGCGACACCTCCAGTGAAAACTTGATCGAGTTCGAGTCCGATGGCGGAGACACGTCCACCAAGCGGACCTGGGACCGTCAGGGCGTGCGCTCCACCCGCGAGGACGTCACCAACAAGGTCACCATCAATGCCGTCAACCTCGGCGAGGATGTCATGAAGGTGGCGTTCCCCGGCTCCACCTATGACGCCGCGAAGCGTGCCTGGGACATTGAGCTCGACGCTTCCAGTGAGCGCGCCATCCTCGTTGTCGTTGAGGACGGTCGCATCGTCTCCGGCTACCTGTTCCGGCGCGTCTCCCTCGCAGGAAACATGCCCTCCCTGTCTCTGGACAACTTCACCGAGGTCAAGATCGCAGGCACCCTGCTCTCCCCCAACTCCGGTAAGAAGCGCGTTCAGATGCTTGAGCCGCGCGTCGTTACCGGCGTTGGTACTGCGAAGCCGACCATTGCCACCCTGACTCCCGCCTCCGGCGCGGTCGGGGCGAAGGTCGTCATCGCTGGAGCCAACTTCGATGGCGTCCGGGAGGTGAAGTTCGGCGACAAGGTGGCCTCCTTCGAGAAGGACTCCGCCACGCAGATCACCACCTACGTTCCTCGCGGCCTGAACGCTGGCGCTACGAACGTGGTCGTCACGAACAACGTTGCCGCCTCCGACGGCAAGCAGTTCACCGTCAACTGACGACCGATATACTAGGGGCGCCGCCATGTAGGGGTGTGTGGCGGCGCCCCTTCCAACACCCCGAACACCCCGCTGGAAGGAATCTCTCGTGGCTACCAAGAAGGTCGACAAGCTTCCCCCGTTCTCCTCTCTCCCTGGGCATGAGCTGCTCGCTCCACCGCATTCACTGCGGCCCTCTAAGCGGATGCGCCTGACGTCCGTCCTGGAGCCGTTCATGGGCGACAACACGGATGACGTGAACCTCCTGGCTGTCCTCGCTGACGTCATGGAGGCCCTCGAGGATGGCGGCTTCATTAAGGACCTGGACGCCTGGGACAAGTTCTATGACGACTCCGATATGGAGGGCATCGTCAGCCTGGTCATGGCGTACGCGGGGGAAGCCGCAGGCGCCAAGAACTAGATGACTTCTTCGGGAGGCACCCGGACGCGGCGGCGGACTTCTGGGCACTGTACCGGATTGATGTCCACGGCGATTACCGGGTATCTCTCGTAAGTCAGCTTCTTGAGCGCCTACCACATGAGCCCTGGAGCATGTATAGGGCGAATGAACTGGGTGGAGACCAGTGGTTCGGGTACTCGCATGACTCGGAGAGATTGAATGAGGCCCTGGATAGGTTGGCGCTGCTGATTAAGGCGTCCGCCACCAATAAGGCATCGTTGAAGGACTCGGAGATGATGCCGAGGCCCATGAGTGGTAATTCAGGGTCGGTGGTATCATCGAGTGACACGGCTGGGGTTTCTGCCCTGTTTGCTGCTCTGGGGTGAGGAAGGTTAGGGATGGCCGGTAAGGGAACAGTTGGTAAGCTTTCCGTCAAGGTTGTCCCTGACCTTTCTGACTTCGCTAAGAAGCTTCGCCGCGACCTGAAGCGAATCCAGAAGCAGGTCAAGGACCTTGATATCACCTTCAATGCGGAGGTGAAGCTCGACAAGGAGTCACTTCAGAAGGCCCGCGAGGAGGCCGCGAAGTCGGACGTCCGCTTCAAGGCTGAGGTGGACCTTAAGTCGGGCCAGCTGGAGGCTCTTCGGAAGAAGATTCAGCAGATCAAGTCCGAGGTGAAGGTTAACGCGAATCTCTCTGAGGAGCAGAAGAAGAAGCTTGAGGAGAGGCTCGACAATATCCGCACGGCGGTCACCCTATCGACGCGCCCTGGAGACCTTGCAAAGTTGAAGCGGGATGTTGAGCGTGCCGCCGGTGATGTCAAGGCTGGCCTGACGGTGAACGAGAGGTCGTTCCGCCAGTTCCAGGCCCGCCTGAACAAGCTGAAGGCTGACGTGTCTGTCGGCGTGAAGCTTGATTCTGGCGCCACGGCGGAACTGCGGAAGCGTATTGAGGCCCTCAAGGCTGACGTGGAGGTGCACGCGAAGCTCTCCGAGGAGCAGAAGAAGAAGATCAAGCACGAGCTCAGCAAGCTCGACGGCAAGGCCACCGTGAATGCCGACCTGGATGACGGTAAGGCCCGGTTCGACCTTAAGCGCCTGACCCACCCCCGATGGGTGGACATTCATGTGCGCCTGGCTAAGACGTCTCTCGCTCGTGTGGCAGCCCAGTTGAAGGCCCTCGCTGGCGGGAACGTGTTCGAGTCCATCGGGCGCAACCTGAATGACTTCCTCCGCAACCTTGATACGGCATCCGTGAAGCTCGGCACTGTCGCCACTCTCGTGGGTGGCGCCGTTTCCGCGATCGGCAGTGGTTTGGGTGTCCTGGCGTCCCTGAGTGTGGGGATCGCCAAGTCGACGCCCGCGCTACTGGCACTGCCGGGCATCTTTGGTGCCGCCGCCGCTGGCGCCGGGGTGCTCATCGTGGCCCTCAAGGACACGAAGACTGTGCTCGAGGACCTGGGCCCGTCGTTCGAGAACCTCCAGAAGCAGATCTCTGGCGCCTACTGGGAGCAGGCCGCTCAGCCGATCCGCGACTTCGCTAACGTCGCCCTTCAGGAGCTCTCCCCGGCGCTCCAGTCGATCGCCTCGAACCTGGGTTCCATGACTGCGGCCATCGCCGGTGCGGCCGGCGGGCACATTGCCGGCTTCCAGCAGTCGCTGACCTACTTGTCTCAGGCCCTATCGCTGGGGTCTACGGGGGCCGCCTCGTTCACGAACGGACTGCTTACGATGGGTGAGGTGGGGGCGAAGTTCCTCCCCAGCATTGCCTTGTGGGCCAACAACCTGGCGGCCTCGTTCGAGCAGTGGGCGTCTAAGGCTGCGGCGTCCGGGAAGATGGAGGAGTCCATTCGTGCGGCCGCGAAGGCGTTCGGCACACTCAAGGACATCACCGTCGACCTTGGCGGCATCATCGGTGGCCTGTTCACGGCGATGGCGAACGGGTCCGCCCCGATCGACTCCATCGCGGAGGCCCTGGATCGCGCCAACAAGGCTGTGAATGGCCCCCTGTTCCAGGACACCTTGAGTAGCCTGTTCTCGTCGATGGCTACGGCCGCCGGCTTGGCGTTCCAGGGCGTGGGGCGCCTGGGGCAGACGTTCGTATCGCTCGAGCCGACCCTGGCGAAGATCCTCCCGATGCTCGGTGAGACCTTGCAGACGGCTCTGACGGGTATCGCCACGGCCCTGGAGAACCCGGCATTCCAGGAGGGACTCGTTAACTTCTTCAACGGCCTCCTTACGGCGGTTCAGGCTCTCGCGCCCGCTATGCCTGCGCTGGGTGAGGCGTTCGGAGCCATTGCCACGGTCGCAGGGACGCTACTTGCGGCCATCGCCCCCCTGGTTGCGCAGCTGGTTGAGGGCCTGGCCCCGATCTTCCAGCAGCTGGTTCCGATCCTGACTCCCGTCATTGAGCAGTTGTCTGCTGCTCTCCTTCCGGTGATTCAGGCCCTGGTCCCTGTGATCGCGGAGATCATTGCCCAGCTGGCCCCGATCATCGCGGAGTACCTTCCGCAGATTCTGCCACCGCTCTCGAGCTTGATCGTAATGCTGGCGCAGGCGCTGGTGCCCGCCATTCAGTTGGTGGGGAAGATCCTCCAGTGGCTTATGCCGGTGGCGATGGTGATCTGGAATACTCTCGTGTCTGTTACTACAGGCGCTATCCAGACCATTAAGGGTATTCTCCAAACCGTGATGGCACTCATTAAGGGAGACTGGTCTGAGGCCTGGAATGGCATCAAGACGATCGGCGAGGGCGTGTGGAATATTCTCAAAGGCTCAATGCGTATCTTCGGTGACAACATAGCGAACATCGCATCGAACGCATTCACTAACATGTGGAACATTATTAAGGGTATCTGGAATTCAATCAACTCTACGATCTCCAGTGCCATTAGTGATGCCCGCAACCTCATCAGCAACGGCTGGTCGCATGTCATGAGCATCACTTCCTCCATGTGGAGTGGTATCGTGAGCACGGTGGTGTCGTGGACGAATAGCATGCTGAACACGGTACGCAACATCCCCAACAGCATCCGGAATGTCTTCGCCAATGCCGGGTCCTGGCTGTGGAATGCGGGTCAGAGCGTCATTCAGGGCTTCATTGACGGCATCTCCTCTATGTTCAGCTCCGTCCAGAACAAGCTGTCCTCGCTGACGTCCTATCTTCCTTCGTGGAAGGGGCCTGCCCCGGTTGATAAGGTTATCCTGAGGGATGCTGGACGACTCGTCATGCAGGGCTTCATTAACGGGCTCGAGTCTCAGTATGATGCTGTCCGGGATTCTCTGGAGGGATTTACGGATGACCTGGCTAACGACATCTCCCCGGACATCGCAGCCCATGTTGCGCCGGCATTCGAGAAGGCTAAGCCGTCCCGCGACGCCCTGAACACTCTCTCGTCCGTTGCGGCAGGAAGTAAGGCGCCCACTGGCGGGACCGTCAATATCACCAACTACTACCCGCAGGCGCAGAGCGACTCCAAGACCCGAGATGATGTCGCCGACGGCATCCGCCTCGCGTCGAGCATCTAGGATGGTGTCATGAGCAGTGAGTACTCCCTGAATGGGGTTGACCTGGATCGGCCGGGGAAGTGGCGTGTCATGCAGGGCACACTCCTCCCTGCGGTCCCGGCGCCGCGCCTTACGAGCACGGAGGTGCCGTTCCGTAGCGGCATCCTTGATGGCGCTGGCTTGAAGGTGGATACCTTCAAGGTGACGGTTGCGTTCATGGTTGAGGGCGCAGATCGGGCTGACCTGGATCGCAACTTCCAGGCGCTCATGGCCGTTCTGAGGGCCTCAAACAAGCTGGCCACCCTCCAGCACCACCCTGTGGGCGTTAGCCCCAGGGAGGCGCTCGTGCGCCTCGTGAGCGCGTCTCAGCCGACCTGGAGGTACGGGGAGTGGGTCATCGACACCACGGTCGTGTTCGAGGCCGTGGAGGGTGTCTGGCGGGATGCCACAACCATCGAGACCCAGTTGGATGACCTGAGTCGGCTCGCTGGCGGTGCAGCACCCATCCCGGATGCGATCTTGAAGCTCAAGCCGACAGCCAACGTGGTCACCATTAAGGATGTCACCTCAGGCACTAGCCTCACATGGAGGGGTGTCATGGAGTCCGACCAGAGGCTCCTTGTCGACGTCGGTAAGTACTCCGCCTGGAGGCAGGTCAGTGAACGCTGGTACCCGATCCAGGGGGCGTTCAATGCGTCCGCAGAAATCAGCATGTCCCCCGAAGGGCTGCAGCTCACCCCCAACCATGAAGGTAAGATCGTCCTCCAGGTAACCGGCACGACGGGGGCCATTCAGGCGAGGAGGGCCTACTGATGCGCCGCGACTACTTCCCTGGTATGCAGCTGCGCGCTGTCGCCTATGAGGTTCAGGGCGCCCGGATCGGGGTTGTCCCTGACGTCCTGGAGATGACGGTCACAACCCCCAGGGGGAAGACTCCCACCCTGTCCATGACCTACGCGCCGGGACCGAACGCCATCCGTGGTAGCGTCCTCGAGCGCGAGGTCGAGGTCGCGGTGGAGGCCACATTCAACGGCGCAGACTGGGAGGAACTCCCCGACGCGAGGTTCATCACCCAGAAGACCGAGCACAACCTCGTCAGCGACGGCACCGACTCCCGCAAGGTCGAGGCCATCCACGTCAGCGACTACCTCAAGGAAGCCTTGGTGTGGTCGGTCCCCGTCGAAGCCAAGGACAAGGAAGGGAAGTTCAAGTTCCTGTCCCGCAACGCCGGAACGATCATCGGGACCGTCTGGCAGAACGCCGCCAAGCGCGGCTGGGGCACCGGCCTCACCCTAGACGCCAGCACCGCGAAGGACTCCGCCAACCAGGACTGGGCGAAGATCGTTACCCTCTACTTCGACCCAACGATCAGCCTCCTCCAGATCGTCGACTCCCTGCGTGACCTCGGCATGATCGACACGGTGTGGCAGGGCCGCACCTTCAAGGTGTACAACGCCGACACCACCCAGGCCCGGGATATGACGGCCTCGAAGCGGTGGCCCCTCGCAACCACGCTCACCGGCGCCCCCGAGGCGGCGACCTGGGCCGACATGTGCACCGACGTCCTCGTGAAGGGTGAGGGTGGCCGCACGTGGCTCATCCACAACGACCTTGCCCCTAAGGGGATGCGTCGCGTCGAGAAGGTCGTGGAGGCCGGCGGCGTGGAGCTGGAGGCCACTGCCCGCATGGTCGCCGAGGCCACCCTCAAGTCCGGCGCACACGTCAGCGAGGAGATCAAGCGCGAGTGGGCTGCCACCGACGTGCACCTCCTCCCGTGGGCGGACTACCGGCTCGGCGACTGGATCATGGTAGAGCGCGCCGAGGGCATGGAACGCCTACAGGTCGCCCAGATCAGCGTCACCCAGAAGAACGGAATGGTCGTCGGCCACACGACCTTCGGGACCGTGCTCGACAGCCTCCTGGGGCGCCTGACGAAGCGCACCAAAGGCATCGTTGGGCTCGCCTCCACCTCAGGTAACGGCGTCCGCCCCCAGCCCCCCGTCTCCAAGTAC